CACCAGCACCACCACCAGCAGATGTAATTGTTGAAACAATTGAATCACCACCTATAGAAGCGTATGGATTATTTGGATTACCTGGAGCACCACCAGCGCCACCAGCACCTACGGTAACAGGATATGTTCCTGTTTGCATTGGTATGTGTCTAGCACAAACAGCACCTGGACCACAACGGAAACCTCCGCCGCCGCCTCCGCCGCCGTCATCTCGGCCACCACCACCGCCACCACCAACAACAAGATAACCAACAACACCTAAATCTCCGCCACCGCCTGTTACAACAAAGGTACCGTCTCCTGTAAATGCGTGTATTTTAAAATCGCCGTCTGTTGTTATCGTACCACCTGTAGCAGATATATAACTAGGGTTATCATAACCACCACCTACGGCAGTAGGGGTATCTAAATTAGAAGGTTGATTATTTTGTTTTACAAGATAACCTTTACTAGAATCAACATAAACTAATTCTATTACGGATCTATTTGTTGACATTTCAAATACTTGTGTCTGAGCACCCTCAGCTGCGTCTTGTGAATTAATATTTTGACCGTTAGCATTAATTAAAACTTTATTAGTTGCTACATTTCCTCCGTAATCAGCAAACACAAAAGTGTCACCTCTTGTTGGTGAACTAGGTAAAAACACCTCTATAACACCAGTATTTGTATCTAAAAAATATCCCTTACCAGCCTCAGCATTTAAAACCGTGGAGCCATCGGCCACGGTTACTGCTTGCCAGTCTGTACCAGCAACAATCTCACCACTTGCTCCTAGAGCAATTGATGTTCCGTTAATTGTAATTGCTGAATTTGCTAGTTTAGCGTTGGCAATAGAGCCTGCTAATCTATCATTTGCTATAGTACCTGGTGCTATATCAGTAGTTGTGATTGTACCGTCTGTTATACCACCTGTTTTAATTCTGTTTATGGCCATAATTCTTGTTCTCTCTATTATTTATACTATTTATTCATCTGTATCCGTTGTTACATTATACTTTTTACTATCTTCAAAAAAGTCAATGGTTGTTGTAAATCCAAAGTCATCATCAGCGTCGGCCGTTGTAGGATTAGGTACAACTATGATACGACTTTCTCTTGCTTTATCTACTGTGTCAGTATCAGAATATTGATCTGTTTGTACACTTTTAACAACTTTTTGTTGACTTGCTGGTCCAAATAGATAAGTTTTAGCAGTAAAATTAAGCGTATAAATTACTGCTCTTCTTGTAGTAAAGTCACCTGAATATGTATCTTCGTAATTTACTGTGTTTAACACAATAGGTATATCTCGTTTAATATTCATACTTGGTATAGCATTTACGGTTACAGTAAAATCTGGTTGAAAAAATGGTAGTATTTGTTCTATAATTTGTAAGCCAGCTTCAGCACTTGCTGTAAATGAATATAAATTATACGATATATTATAAGGCACCGGTGTGTAATTATAGAATAAAGTTTTGCCATCAACATCTGCTTTTACAGATTTAAATTTTTGTATTCTTGTAAGCTTTCTTGTAGGGTCATAAGCAATACCATTTATTTCAAAACCCATACGAGGTAGTGTTATGGCAAACTCTCTGTTATTTAAACTTGATTGTTGATCTAGTCTAACTAAAAATTTTTCTTTAGGTCCATACGCTAAAGGCACACGAATTGTTTGAACAACTTTTCCTGTATCATCTTTTCTTTTAATTTGTATGTTGTTAAAGATTTGACCAAAACCAATGGTCATTCTTCTCATACTTTCGTTATAAAAATATTGTCCAAACATTAAAAGTCTACCTCACCAAAAGGATTTCTTTCTGTAAAATCTAATATATCATCTGCTGTTGATGATGTATCAAAACCAGCCGCTGTGTCTAAATCATTATTATCAGCATAAGGCGATTGAGTTTGTAAGTTATAAGTTTCCATTAATAGATAATTAGATGAACTATCAGGACCATCCGCCTCTAACAACAAAGAACCATCTTCATTTTCTAAACTCATTTGATGAGCAAGTTGATCTAATGAATACTTATCTTCAGCTGCGTCAATGGTTGAAACACCTGTGTCAAGTCTTTCACTTGAATATTCAAATCTAGTACATCTTAATTTGTAAACTGGTAATTGGCCTAATTGGAAAAATGGCTCTTGGTCTTCAACAAATTGTATTTCAAAAAAACTATTCATTAAAGGCATATAAATTATATCGCCTTCATTTGGTCTGCCTGATACAATTAATGTAGCTGGGTCATCAACTAAATCCAACCATCTTCTTTTAGACACCATAAAAGTAGTGTCTTCTCTAATTTCTAATCCAAACTTGTTTATGATTTCTTGTTGGCCAGCAAAACCCTCTGTAGTTTCCATATACATTTCGGCCAGATAAGCAGCGTTAAATTTGCTTGCTACATCTTCACCTAATATAAGGTCTCTATTAACAAGTGTTCGTGGTAAATAGTAAACGTCTTGGCCGTAAATTTTAAGACCTTCAATAATTAAATTTTCGTAAAGTCTTTTTTCAGCGTCTGACCCGATACCATTGCCACCTTGAAAATAATGATTTACTGGCATAAGGTATTATCCTATCATCATTGCTGGATTTAATTCGTATGTACTTCTAATTTCAGTTTCTAGTTTTTCAATATCTGTTAAAGCTTCTGAATATAATTGTTGGCCATTTAATTGAACACCACCTAACATTGTAACACCATTAAATTTAGATAAGTTAGCGCCCCATTGTTTTTTAAATAAAGCTGTTACGTATCTTTTTAAAAATATATCATTATAAACATCTGTGTAAGTTTCGGGGTCTAGTTTTCTATATGCCTCTATAACAAGATATTCACCAACTGCTAAGTCATTACTCCAATCCATATCAATATACAATCTATTGTCGTGTTGATTAAATCTTAAAGGTTTTTCACCTACTAATACGTGATCTAAAAAATCTAAATGTCTTAATACAATGTCATAATTAATAATACTTGTAGATGAAAAATCATACAAGTCATTTAATCTTAATTGGTATCTTACGTCAAATAAATTTAAATTACCTTTGTCTGAAAATGGAAAAATATTAATTACAGATACTACTGATTCTGGAACAACAATAAAGTTATTACCCTCTGTAAAAGTAGTAGATACACTATTTTTAGTAGCAGTTTCACCTGAAGTATCGGAAGTAATTCTATCTTTGTCAGCTTGAGTATATTGATATTTTAAGTATGTTCTACGAATACCGTCATAATGATATTGAGCGTAATATTGTAAAGCCTCGTCCAGTCTATCTTCTAACTGGTCGTCATCTACGTTAATCTCTATAACTGGTTTTCCTAGTGCTCTTAAAGCGTATTCTTTTAAGTTAGCTCTGCTTGCTGGTGTTGCCATTATTAAATCCCTTTAGTTTTCAGGTATATTTATAATAATTTATCCAAGTGCTACCGCCTGAGCAATGGCAAAAGATTTAGCCGCTTTAGCGTCTAATTGTGTCTGTATCGCACTAGTCACCCCTACTGTATGATTTAATTGTGTTGCTGTCGCTGTAACTGCCACATCTTCATTAATCTTCGGACTAGTCAATGTTTTGTTTGTTAATGTTTGTGTATCATCTAAATCAACTAAAGTTGCGTCTGTAACAGCAGTTTGAAATTGTGCTAAAGTGCCAGAAACAGTATTACTTCCTAAAGCAATTGTTTTGTTTGTTAGTGTATCAGTTGTCGCTTTACCAACAAGTGTATCTGTAGCGTCTGGTAAAGTAACTGTAACATCACCAGATAAACCAGCTGCTGGGGCAAGTGTTAATTCGTGTGCGTCTGCTCCATCACCTTCAAATATAATGTTTAAATTTTGATTTAAATATAATCCTGTACTATCTAGTGAAGCCACGTTAGCGATTGAACCATTAACAATTGTACTAAATTGTAATTGGCCATCTTCGGTACTATCAGTAACATCTAAAGCTCTTGCTCTTACTTTACCATAAGTTACGGCTTCATCAGCGTCATTTTCACCTTTAAATACTAATGCGCCTAAAATATCGTCATCTGCTGGTGACGCTGAGTTTCTTTTAATTACAATATCAGGTCCTTCGCCTGCGCCATCATCTGTTCCTGTAACTGTCATTACAGCACTTATACCTGTGCTTACAAAGTTACCAGATGACCCTTTTACTTCTGCGGCTTCAAAATCTGCTTTTGTGTGTGATATATTACCATTACTATCTGCTGTTGCTGTAGTTGTACCAACAACAAACTTATCACCAGATTCGTCCCACATTAATATTGCGTTATCGCCTGCTGAACCTCTTTCTACAATAATACCACTATCATCTGTATTATTAGTAGCGCCTCTATTTAATTCAAGTAAATTATCTGTAACTGCTGTATTAGTTGTTTCAAGTGATGTAGTTGTACCTGATACTGTTAGATTACCAGATATATCCACATTACTAGAAACTGTTAGTGAACCTGTAATATCTAAACCTTCACCCATTTCAATTCTTGTTGAGTCAGCAGATGTAATACTATTACCTGTTATGTTAATACCACCAGCAGTAAAGTTTGTTATGCCCGCAATCGTAGTTGATGAGGCACCTAAACTAATTGATGTTGATCCAATTGTAACACTAGAGTTTGATAATTTTGAATTTGCTATTGATCCAGCTAATTGAGCATTTGTAATTGTTCCAGATAAACTTGAAGTTGGATAATTAGTTGCATCTGATAAATCAAAAGCTGGTGTATCATCACTACCACCTAAAGACAATGATATACCACCAAAACTTACACTTGAATTTGTAAGTGATGAGTTTCCAATATTTGATAATGTGTTATTTGATCCACTAATTGTTTTATTTGTAAGTGTGTCTGTTGATGTTTCGGTAACAACTCCGCCATCTGTAGCAATTGTAATTTCACTACCGTTTAAAGTTGTTGTAACGCCTGATCCACCTAAAATTGTAAATCCACCACCTAATGGTACACTTGTTGATGATGAAGAATCATCACTTATTGAAAATGTTGAATTAGATAATTTAGCATTAGCTATAGAGCCAGCTAATTGAGCATTTGTAATAGTGCCTGACAATGATGTTGTAGGTACATTTTGAAAAGTGTTTGATGAACCACTTATAGTTTTATTTGTAAGTGTTTTTGAAGTGCCTGAAAATAATGTATCTAATTGAGCTAAAGTTGCTCTACCCTCTGTGCCACTATCTGATATTAAAAATTTATCACCTGTGGCTAATGTAGCACTTTCTAAATTTGTAGCTCCATCAATATTTACAATGGCCTCTACATTACCAAATTCTAACGCTGAGGCACCAGAGTTTACTTTTAAAACCTGGCCAGCTGACCCAATTGATAAAGAAGCTCCTAAACCACCGTGTGTTAAACCAATAAATTCACCAGATTGAAACTCTGCCAAACCTGTGGCAACGTTACTATCGTTAAATACTGTTCTTATTGGTGTTTTTACTGACATAATTCTCTCTCTACATATTTATTAAAACTGGAATAGTGTAATTTCACTATCCGCTAATGAAGTACCATCATTTAACGTAAATGTTTTTGAACCTGTAAATACAAATCTATTATCTACTGTAGCATTAAATTCAAATCTAGTATTTGGTGTTGACAGTCCACCAGCAGCTGAAAAAAAGTTTACAAGTCTAGTTACCTGGCCAGATCCACCTGAAGCACCTGTTGATACAACAGCAATTTCATTACCTGTATCCGTTTTTGATCCAACAGGTAAAGTAACACCTGTAGCAGAAACAGATACTTGTCCTGTACCATCAGAATCAATTATCGCACCACCTAAATCAATTGTGTTACCTGAAAGATATAACTCTGCCCACCTTTTAGTTGGTGAACCCAAATCTCTTGTTCCATTTCCATCAGGTACAATGTCCTGATCTACTGCTGATAAATCAACTGAACTTGACGCTCCTGAAATGGCAACAATTGTGCCTGATAGATTAGCATAAATTTGATTATTAGAAGTATTGATTGCTACTTCGCCACTTTCTAAATCGGAAGTAGTAGGAATACCAGCAACTCTTTTTAATTTTATCTTTAATGCCATTAATTACCGTCCACTTG